CCTAAACTTTTCTTTATTTGGAAATCGGACGTGCCGATAGATGACTGTTTGGTCAAATATTTGTACGTCATGAGATCTAAAGGGAATTCAAAATTTAAGTCATCTATATAACTTCTAGATGATACCTTGGGGAGATTAGATGGGTCCAAGAACTTTCCGTTATTGAAGATATCATATAGATAAATCTGACGGTTTGTAATTGAGTTAATCGATCGATCGGAAGATTTAGGATTAAATCTATTCGATAGACCACCATGACTCATTGGGACATCTAATGACCTCAATGTCTTCTTCAGACTGACTGGATTACATTTTACAATCGAGCTGATAGGGAAATCAGGATATGCTTCCATAAAATCACGGAAACAACTCCCAATCTCTTTTTCATTTCGATTAAGTAAATTTAATAGTCCAGTTTTCTGTAACTTTCCTTTAATTATTAATTGGGAATTAATTGAACCAAAAATTCTACTTTGATAATTTTTTCCAAGAGATGGCTTTAAACCCATTTTCGTGGAAATGTTTTTCCAAGATCGAATTAATCGTTCATTCCCTTTAAATAATATATCATCCCCATTAATTAGCGCAGGGACGTCAGACAGCTTCTCAGTACGGGAAGCAAGTCCGATCGTCGTGGCGTTAGCTAAACAAAGGATGGGGAAAGAAAGAAGACTACCCATCAACTGACCATTAGTTTGAATAATAGGATCAATATTGGTCCATTTCGGATATTCTACGATATGTTTACCTCCCTCCCAATCGAGATATCGACATAGAGTGGGGTTATCGGCAAATATTCGTTTAAATTCACTAATGACAGTTGCCATTACGTCAGAATGAAGCCCATCGGTAGCTCCTTCATAATCTCCACTAAGATAGTATTCTCCCTTAGTGAGATCATTCGGATCTATTTCTGCGCCTTGAGTTAACTTAAGACATCTAAATGTGCGAGAAGCCCTTGCCATAGCCAATTGGAATGGTTTGAGTGCCCATGCATCTTTTTGTCCCTTAGTTATCATTCTGACCTTGAGAGGTTCAGGGAGTGCGAATGCTTCAACTCGATTTTCTTTAGGTGGGTACAGGGGGTACGAATATCCCATGTTAACGCCGGTAAAATCTTGTTGTTTACCAATCGGTTGAAACCATTGGCTAGATTGATAATTTATACCATCAATCTTACTAACGGATTCGACATTCTCCCGATACTTCTCAATTGCTAAATCCGCAATTGCATTTACTGCTTCACTAAGACTTACATTCTGTAAATGAAAATCTAGCTGTGAGGCGGGTAAGTCGTGAATTGAGGATGTAGCCACACTTCTGTATCTTCGAATTGAATACACATTCGCTGATCGATTAAAGTCGATCTTAAAATAGGGAAAAAGTCGTCGATACAGGGCCGCAGGACAATTCATTTGATGACCCAGGGCGAAGACGTTCGAAG